CAGTCGCGCTCGCTCGCTTCGCTCGTTCGTGGTTTGCATGGTGCATGGTGTCCACGCTCCGCTGGCCGCTGGCGCGACCTGTTGCATGGTGCTGGTGGTGCGCACAGTTAGTCTAAACTAACTAAATAAAAATTATAATGAATTTAAAATATATGTTGACAACTAAATCTATATATGTTATAATGAATATAGTTAAGAGAGGTAATCAAAAAGAGGATAACAGTTATGACATTGGAAGAAAGATTAGTGGTTGAAAGATTAGCAGAAAATGCAAGACAAAACTATGACAAAGCCACGAAAACAGCTTGTAGTTTAGTTTTGAGAGCAAATTTTCTAGGAGAATTTGTAGCTTACCAGACAGTACTTGAAACATTAGAAAATCTTAATAAGGAGGATAGTTAATATGACAGTAGAAATTAAATTAATGGGAATGTAGCTTTATTAAATGGTGTAGAAAAAATAGAAATTATATATGGAGACACCTATATTACTTATTTCGATAAAGAAGAAACAATTTTTATGAAAGAATGCATAACATTTATGACAATTAAGGAGGATAAATAATATGGCAAGCAAACAGTTAGAATTAGTACAGAGAATGGAAAAAGAAGCATGGACAAAATTACGTAAAGCATCTGAAAAGTATGAAAAGGATGACAAAAGGATTTTAAGACTTAGGGCAAGATGGTCTGCAATATCAGACGTTTTAGACGAGTTAGAAGGAATGGAGGAAGAATAAAAATGACAAAGAAAGTAGAAACTTTAGTAAATATGTACTACAAAGTATTAGAACTTCATCAATCAGATTCAACCACAAACAAAGCAAATATTCGTATGATGTATAATGCAAAATTTAGTTGCATGTCCGATTTACAACTTTTAACACATAAAGAGTATCTAGAATGCTTAAGGAAAACAAATGAAATATTGGAAGGAGGTGAAGTATAATGTACAAATTAGGGTTAAAGTTTAAGGGAGAATGGTCTTACATTAAAGTAAAAACAGATGAAGCATTAATTCGAGAGATAAGGAACAACCTAACTATAGCTCAAAAAATATCAATTGGTAAAATTAAGGAGGAAAGCAAGTAATGGACAAATACAAGTATGTTATTGAATTAATAAATATCAGGATAAGAATGTTAAGTGATGAATCAAAAATTTATAATAATTCTAGGGATATTGCAATAAATGCGCAAATTCAAGAATTAAAATATTTAAAAAGTGTATTGGAATATGAAATCGGTAATTCGGAGGTAAAATAATGAACAAATCACAGCAATTTATATTATCAGAACACCTTGAAGAGATTAAAGAAGCATCTAAGTTTACATCATTTCTGGCGACCAAGCGTGTAAACACATTAACTATTGAAGAAATAGCTGAATTATGGGATATCACTGTTTTATTGGATTCAGCAATATGCAGAATTGTAAAAATTATCCAAAACTAGAAAATATTTACAATTTGTTCATACTTTGTTCACAATTAGCTGTTATAATATAAGAGTAGTAAGGAAATAGCAAAAATACAAAGCGATAGGGAGGTGAGAAAGTGTTAAAAGAAATGTATGCACAGTTTAAAGCGTTTGGCTCAACCACATGTGAAAGTTATTACATGCTACAGGGAACATATTATATCTTTTCATTAGTAGGAACAGATATGGTAATGGAGGTATTCACAGACTCACCTTCCCTATATTCAGACGCATCATTATCAATGATGATAGAAAGAGAGTTCATTAAAATAGAATGGATTAAGTTCAGCAGGAGGAATAGAAATGTTTAACGCTAAAGAGCAAATCATAGCTTATGCTAAATACTTAGATGCTATAACAGATGATATGACTATTAAAGAAACAGCAATGAAGGGGTATATCGATTGTTTATGGAACAATAATCTTATTAGTGCAAAGTATTATGATAGGCTTATTGAAGCTTTATTAAAATAATTAATCCCGGATAGCCAAAAGGTAAGGCCAGATACGTATAGGAGTGAGGGGTTCGACTCCCCTCTCCGGGAATGGGGCAAATAAAAATAAAACTCTACAGTGCAAGCCCTAAGAAAAAATATCTTATAAAAGAAAAGGAGAAACAAACATGAAGAAGGAAAAATTAATCACAAGGACATTCGTAATCACACAGGCCACGGTTTTGAGCTTAAACGTTGAGACAGCCGAACCTAGCACAACAGTGTATGAAATGCCGGGACTCTACAAAACAGATGAAGCATTACTTAAAGCTGTAAAAGAACTTCATGACACAGACAAAGATAAGGCAGTTGCAGTAGCAGCAAAGACAGAGATTGAAGAGCTTAGAGGCATCACTGAATCGGCATTTCTTGCAAATTCCTCTGTACTTCCAGCAAGAGAGAAAAAAGAAGCAAAAGAAGCATAAGCAAAACAAAATAAAATTATATCAAACTAAAAGGAGATAATACCATGAAAATCACATTTAAAAGCAGAGAGTTTACACCAGCTGAGACTTACTTAATGACAAAATCACCTTCTATCATTTCCGCAAAAGATTTAGAAGATGGATACACATTAAACGTAGGTGGTTATCTTGAGTATGAAGAGGAGAACGCAAAAGGCGAAACATCGTACATGATGTCTATTATTGGTATGGATGGATTCGGCGACAACGTTGTTATTAGCACACAGTCAGCGACATTTAAGCGTAACTTTGAAGACATAGCAGGTATCTTCGGTAATGACCCATTTACCATTAAAAAGATTTCTGGAACTACAAAAGCGGGTCGCCCATATGTAAACTGTGATTTAGCACAGTAAATTTAAACGGTACTTATAATTGATGCATAGTAATAACTTCCCTAGTCAATAAAAGGCTAGGGAAGAATTTTACCAATAAAGGGGTGTATAAATGGCAAAGCGAAAATTAACACCAATTCAGCAACAATACAGAAAAGAACGTCGCCGTATCCAGAACGCAATGAACCGTTTAGAGAAGCAAGGATACGTATTACCAGAAGATTTACTACCATCAATGCCTAAGAAGGTTACACAGGCTTCTATAAATAGACTTAAAAAGATAACATCTGAGTCAATATATAAAAAGTCAAAAAAGCTTGATTTTGAAACAGGTGAGATAACGCCGGGTATTGTAGCAAGAGACAAAGCAAGAAGTCAAAGAGCAAAAGAAGCGGCGAGAAGAAGGGCATTTAAGCAAGAATATGTATCACCACAGGTTTATACTGAACCACCGCAATACACAACGTTTCCATCAGGAGCAGATATCATTATCAACAACTTCCGTTCTGATGTAATAGGAAGGTTCCCTGAATCAGCAGCACCTATATTAAATAGATGGCTTGACGGTTTACTTGCACAGCAGGACAAAGAAGATGTAGCAAATATGTTAGAAACAGCGGCGGCAAATGGAGTAGTAATCGATTATAAGGTGGCATACAATACAGAAGCACTAATGGGAGCTATTGCAGATTTTATGGATTATCTTGACACAACATCAGGGTTTAAACAAGATTTAATGGATACCCTAGAATTTGAGGAAGATTGGGAATTTCCAGATTAAATGAAAATAAAGAAGTATCGATACTTCGCAAGTGACTTTGAAACTACAGTATACAAAGGTCAGACCTACACAGAAGTGTGGGCTTCTGCATCAGTAGAATTAAATACAGAAGACGTTCACATCTTTCATTCCATAGGAGAGCAGTTACAATATTTCATTTCCTTGAAGCATAACGTCATTGCTTATTTTCACAACCTAAAGTTCGACGGTAATTTCTGGTTATCATATCTAACTGTTGATTTAGGACTTAAGCAAGCTTACGAAGTATTAAAAGATGGCGATTTCCCTATAGTGAAATGGAAGAATGAAAAAGACATGGATAACAATACTTTCAAGTATGCGATATCTGACATGGGACAATGGTACACAATCATAATCAAGATAAACAATGTGTTTATCGAGATAAGAGATTCATTGAAATTGTTACCATTTTCAGTTAAGCGAATAGGTGAAAGTTTTGGAACGAAGCATAAGAAACTAGAAATGGAATATGAAGGGTTTCGATATGCTGGATGCGAAATAACAGATGAAGAAAAGAAGTACATAGCAAACGATGTTTTAGTAGTAAAAGAAGCATTAGAGATTATGTTTGAAGAAGGTCACAACAAGCTTACCATTGGTTCTTGTTGTTTGGCTGAGTTCAAGAAAACAATTGACAAAGAAGACTACAACAATTTCTTTCCCAACCTTTACGAAATACCTTATGAAGGCAAAACAGTAGGAGATTATATTAGGCGTTCATATCGAGGAGGATGGTGTTATCTACTAAAAGGGAAAGAAAATAAGATATATAAAAACGGTTGCACATTGGACGTAAGCTCTCTTTATCCTAGTATGATGCATAGTATGTCGGGAAATAGATATCCAATTGGGAAACCGCATTTTTGGAAAGGATATATTCCAGAAGAAGCGATAGCGTGGAATCGTTATTACTTTGTAAGGATAAAGACAAGGTTTTATTTAAAGAAAGGAAAATTGCCTTTCGTTCAAATTAAGCATTCACTTCTTTACAAAGGAACTGAAATGCTTGAATCATCAGATGTGATTAACCCTGAGACAGGTGAGCATTCTCCTTATTACACTAGAGGGGAAGAGATAAAAGATACAAGGGTTGAAATGGTTTTAACCATGACAGACTATGAACTGTTGAAAGAGCATTATGAGCTGGTTGATTTTGAGGTTATAGATGGATGTTGGTTCTTCTCAGAGATTGGATTGTTTGACCCATATATTGATAAGTATGCGGCTATAAAGATGACATCAAAGGGGGCAAAGAGGGAATCAGCAAAACTGTTTCTCAATAACCTATATGGAAAGTTAGCCAGCAGTACAGACAGTAGCTTTAAGGTGACATATGTAAAGGAGGATGGTTCACTTGGATTCTACACAGTATCAGAACACGACAAATCCCCAGGGTATATCCCATGCGGAAGTGCAATTACAAGCTATGCCAGGAATTTTACTATCAGAGCGGCGCAAGCAAACTATGACCACTTTATTTATTCAGATACAGATTCGATTCACTGTAATATGAATCCACTGGATGTAAAAGGCGTTAAACTTGATTCATCTAAACTTTGTTGCTGGAAGCCTGAGTCACAATGGGATGAAGCAATTTTTATAAGGCAGAAAACCTATGTAGAACATATTACGCATGAAAATCTAAAACCAGTGGAAACGCCTTATTATGATATCAAGTGTGCTGGAATGCCACAAAAGTGTAAGAATCTATTTGAATGGTCAATGAGTGATGAGATACCAGAGGACGTTAAACTGAGTGAGGAAGAGGAGGAATTTGTTAAATGCAGAAGGGAATTAAAAGATTTTACAATCGGATTAGAGGTTCCTGGGAAATTACGCCCCAAGAGGATGAAGGGCGGTGTATTACTCGTGGACACCACATACAAGATGAAATGACAATAAAGGCATTGAGAAGACAGATAAAATTATTAGAGAATGACTTAGATAAATTGTCTAAAGCTTATTTTGTAGAAGAAAGTATGAATCATAGTATAGCAGAGTTAAGAGAACAAGTAAGCGAATTAAAAATTGAGAATACAAAGGTTAGAAATTATATAAAATTTTATAGTATGAGTTTATATGAAGCAATTTATGAAAGGGGTATTTAAATGGAAGGTAAGGCATACCCTTACGGCATTATAAAAGATAAAGAAAAATTTGTCTTAAAAGTTAAAGTTTATGGTTTATTTTATGTAACCTATAGTTCTAGAAGCTTAGAGCTATTAATTAAGTATTACAAGAACAATAAAAGATGGTTCGAAATGAAAAGAGGTATTTAAATGGAAGATATAATATTAATGATTTTAACGTGGATGGTTGAGCATGATATACACTGGTATTTATTTGGTATAGTATTTTTACTAATGCCTGTGTGGGGTTACTGCTGGTATAAAGTTGGAAAGGATTTAAGAGGGTTTATTAGGAGGAATCATAATGGCAAATAATAGATTGTATATTAGATGCACCGGGTGTGGTGAAAAAATTATGATAGCAAAAAGTTTTTTGGGCCCATGGGATATGAGGAATGCTGATAAAATAGCAGAATTTCTAGTAGAACATTCCGAAAGCATGTGCTACTATGAGGAACAAGCAACGGTAAATCAATTTGAATTTATTAATGAAGATGAATTATTTGAATTAGGTGAATTATAATTTTAAGAGGGAGAATAATCTCCCTCTCTTTTATATCTTTACACATGATATCTCAGCGCGCCCTGTAAAAACGAAAAGTTGGTAGGGCGGTTTCTTCCACCCGTACAGCCCCTACTCCCTCACTGAAATTGACATGTGGAGATACCCTTAATAGGATAACGCTTTTAAAATTGCTTCTTTACACCGAAGGTCTTTAAAACGAAAACATCCCTTCTCAAAATAATCTCGTAATGTTTGCAAGAACATATCGTTTCTCTTAAGCATTACATAGTTTATCTCATGGTCGTCTGTAGTGACCGTTATCTTCAATCGGAAAGTATTATCAGGCTTATCATCCATATAGATAAAACCTTGCTCAAGATATTCACGGATTCCATAATTAACCCCGTTGTATCGTATCGTGCATAAGTATCTGCCACTGCCAACAGGCCGTTCAATAAAAGCCTTGTTGTCATTAAGATAAACAGACATTGAAGAATAGGCGACATAATCGTTTTTAGCAAACGCCCTGTTAAATGCACTTTCTTTCTGTGCTTCTGATGCAGTTTTGTTAAATCCTTGTTCCAGAACAAACCCTTCACCTCGTAAAAACTTAGTGTCCTCCCTAAGCCTATTAGAAATACCCAGTTCAATGTAATACGGATTAATGATAGTAACCGGATTTCCTATCATGTACACAGGTAGGTATCTTGCCATTTCTCCGTTACCTCTTGCCACACTGGTGTGCAGAGAAATGAACTTACGTATTTCATCGGAACAGTATCGGTTGGATTCACTCTGAAATTCATCCAAAATCATGTGCTGTGTATCACTGAACAGATGGGAATATTTTTTAAGCTGGTCAGCACTGTTAAGTGAAACGGCATAACCGCATGATGTTTCATCAAGAAAGAGTTCGTGGAAGATGCCAGATGCTCTTCTTTTTGACTCCATAATCTGACCGGGATAGAAGATTGCTTCAAGGTCTTTAAAGAATTTGTCGGCCACATCGTCAAGCTCATAGTTATACCGATAAACAAGCATGAATTTTTCACCATACTTCTTGAAACGGTTCACAACATAGTTATTAAAAAAAGTTGTCTTACCAGCACTTCGGTTGGACGTGCAAATATATATTTCGGGCTTCTTCCCGTTTAAGTCTCGCATCGACAATAGTCGGTTTCCATCATAAAATTCAGACAATTCAGACAATTCCTCCTTTCCATCTGTTCTATAATAATTATAACATAGTTCTTGACTTTTGTCAACTAAAGTGTTATAATTAGTACAGAAGGGAGGGTTTAGTACATTGCCAGATACAATTATTAATGCGGTACAATCGTTAGGAGTCGCAGTGGTATTGTGTTTATTAATGGCTTACTTTGTTAAGTATATGTTCGATAAATTTATGACTCAGAGAGACGCAGACTCGCAGTTATACAACGAACAGATTTCAGCTTTAAAGGATGCCATAAATAATAACACTATCGTAATGACAAAAATTTTGTCAGCACTTGATGTAAAGGAGACATAGTTATGACATGCACAGCAATTAATATGCCCGAGACAGTCAGTGTAGCGTTATTAGTTATAGCTGGACAGTTCGGGAACGGAGAAGACCGGAAAATGAAGCTGGAAAAAGCTGGATACAACTATGCCCAGGTGCAAAAATGTGTAAATGAACTTCTTCCTATTCTAACGAAATACGGAGGTAAATGAAATGCCAGCAAACATACAGATAGCGTACAATTGGGCTGTTGAAACCTGTGCGAAGCCAAACGTGGGATATTCCCAACAGTTTCGTAATCAGGTCACAGTAAACGGAATCACGTATTATGACTGTTCGTCGTTTGTCTGGTATGCATTAATCGCCGGGGGGTTTGACATGGTGGGTGAATGGGGAACATGGCCGTTCACCACCGGAACTATGGGAAGTGTTCTTAAGAAAATGGGCTTCACAAAATATCCTGCCACTGTAGAGTGGAAACCAGCAGACATATTAATCAAAACAGGCCACACCGAAATGGCATTTGACCGAACAAGAAGCATGGGCGCACATACCAGCAAAGTTCCTCTGGATGAACAAGTTTCTATCAATGCAAACGATTCAACAGGGAACGGTTGGTTTGAATTATACCGTTGGGAAAACGGGGCTGATAATGAGTGGATTAAAGGGAATAAATACCTTACAATAGGAGAGATGCAGAATAATGCATCGATTATCTATCCATACCTTTTAAATAAAGGGTGGACGAAAGAAGCTATCTCCGGCATGATGGGGAACATTCAGAAGGAATCCACGGTAAACCCGGGAATATGGCAGAATTTGACTGTAGGCACAGGTGGGTATGGTTTAGTCCAATGGACACCAGCTACCAACTGGACAAATTGGGCCGACATCCACGGTTATGCGCATGACGACGGTTATGGCCAACTTGAATGGATTGATACAGAAACAATTCCATTCGGCCAGTGGATACCAACAGCACAGTATCCAGAAACATTCACGGAGTTCAAGGTAAGTACACAGACACCCGAATATCTAGCAGATTGTTTTTTAAAGAACTTCGAAAGACCGGGTACGATTGACCAACCAGACAGACAGGAAATGGCCAGGTACTGGTATGACTGGTGGAACAACGATTATGTGCCACCGCCTAATCCCCCTTCGAATGGTGGAGAGTGGTCAAGGAAATTACCAATATGGTTTTATTTGAAGAGAAAGGAGATTATTTGATGCCGTATTTAAACAAAGATGAATTTATGGCAAGAATCAAGGAAAGAATTGGTGAAGATATGTCAGACGACGCAGTAAGCTTCATCGAGGACGCCAGCGATACTTATGATGAATTAATCAGGCGTTCAAGCGATACCGAAGACTGGAAGACAAAGTATGAAGAAAATGACTCCCAGTGGCGGCAGAAATACCGTGAACGCTTCTTCACTTCTGGTGAAGAGATTAAGGAAGAGCAGGAAGAAAACGTGAAGGACGACGGAGAACCGCGTACCTTTGAAGAATTGTTTGAAGAAAGAGAGGGCTAATATGGCTACTATTCCAAAAATTAAAACCCTGACGAATACCAGCGTAGATGTTCTGAACGTTATCAGGGAAAATGCAACTCAGAACTACCGGGACTATGTACCGAAAGCTACACCGAACGCTGACTCCATCAGAGAGATTGGCGCAATTATTATGGATTACCCGGCGTTACAGAACGAGTTCTTATCTGCACTGGTTAACCGTATCGGGCGTGTTCTTATTACATCTAAGATGTATGACAACCCGTGGAGAATGTTTAAAAAAGGAATGCTTGAGTTCGGTGAAACGATTGAAGAGATTTTCGTTAACATGGCAAAACCATTCCAGTTTGACCCTACAGTTGCAGAATCCGAAGTATTTAAACGTGAGATTCCCGACGTAAGAGCGGCATTCCATATTCTGAATTACAAGAAGTTCTATAAAGCTACTGTACAGAACGACAGCTTACGTCAGGCGTTCCTTTCATGGCAGGGCATTACAGACCTGATTGCTAAGATTGTTGATGCAATGTACACAGGCGCAAACTATGATGAATTTATCACCATGAAATACATGCTGGCAAGGCATATTCTGGATGGACATATGTATCCTACTTCTATTCCTGCTGTTGAGACAGCTAATATGAAAGCAATCACGACAGCCATTAAGGGCGTTTCTAATGAGTATGAGTTCCAGAGTAACAAATACAATCTTGCTGGTGTTTATACACATACCATGAAGCGTGACCAGTATCTTTTACTTAACGCTAAGTTTGACGCCGCTATGGACGTTGAGGTTCTTGCTTCTGCATTCAATATGGATAAGGCTGAGTTCATGGGCCAGAGAGTGCTGGTAGACAGCTTCGGAAATCTGGATTTACCAAGACTTCGTGAATTGTTTGCAAATGACCCGACTTACAAAGAGCCTACTCAGGATGAGCTTACCGCTTTAGACCAGATTCCTTGTGTTCTGGTTGACAAAGACTGGTTCATGATTTTTGATAACTTCTACAACTTTACAGAACTTTACAACGGCGAGGGTCTTTACTGGAACTACTGGTATCATGTATGGAAGACATTCTCTGTTTCTCCTTTCGCTAATAATGCGCTGTTTATTCCGGGAACACCGGGTGTTACTTCTGTAACTGTTACGCCGGGTACTGCTACCGCGGCAGTAGGGCAGTCAGTACAGTTCAATGCTACTGTAGTAACCACTAACTTTGCACCTAAATCTGTTGTATGGACAGTGTCTAGTGAGAACGCTGTAGTTGACCAGTCAGGTAAGGTAACACTGCTTACCGGGGCTACAGGAACTATTACAGTAACAGCTACCAGCACATTTGATGATACAAAGACTGGAACGGCCACTATCACAGTTGGCTAATCATTGAAATTGTTTCACGTGAGACTAACTTAATGTTTCACGTGAAACATTTATTAAAAGGAGGATTAAATGTATATAGCTCCTACAAGTATTGTTAAAATACTTAGAAACATTCCTTTAGATAATACGTATAAAGATACTCTGTACTTTGCAAATGAAGGGGCACAGTCCAGTTACTTTCTTACACAGATGAAGGTTCAGTTTGCAAACTATACGTACATCAGAAAAGAAAACAAAATTAGAGTGGAAGCAACAGCAGATACACTCTTTGACTGTAACTATATCATGTGGCAGAACCCATCATTCGGTGCAAAATGGTTTTACGCTTTTATCATTGATGTAGAATATCTCAATAATGAAACGGCAGAAATCACATTCGAAATTGACGAAATGCAGACATGGTATTTTGGTTACACAATCAAGCAGAGCTTTATTGAAAGAAACCACACCGTTACAGATGTAATTGGCGATAACCTTGTTCCAGAGAATTTAGAGCTGGGAGAATATATTTATAACGCTCCAACGAAATCTGAGTTCTTCGGCTCGGCAAATTCTAAATATGTAGTGGCCGCTACATTTGATAAGCAGTTAAATCCAACAGGCGGTAAAGAATACATGGGCGTTTACTCGGGTCTTACTTATAACATATTCGACACACCTTTGGAAGTAAGTAACTTTATCGACGATGCAACAGCAGATAACAAAAGCGAAGGGATTATAGGAATCTTTGTTATGCCAGGCGCATTCGTCACAAACGACAATAGCGCAAAGTTGAATGCATTGCATTTTACGCCTTCATTATCAAATATTGATGGGTATGTTCCAAAAAACAAAAAGCTCTTTACCTATCCTTATAACTTCATTTATGCCACTAATAATGCAAGAAGCGAAGCCACATACAGATATGAATTTTTTAGTAAAAACCCTGTGACTGGTAATTGTGAGTTCTCAGTTATAGGCGGTTTGAACAACTCCCCTGAGTTTCTTCTTGTACCTAATGCTTACAAAAACGTCCCAATGAACTATAATGAAATGCTGGTATTAAATGGGCTTCCAGTTTGTTCATTCTCAACAGACACATTTAAGGCATGGTGGGCACAGAACAGTGGAACATTCGTTGCTGGCGCCGTTGGTAAAATTGGTGGTTCAATCGCTGTAGGTGTGATGGCTGGTGGATTACCGGGAATTGTCACAGGTGTAGCCGCTGTTGCTAGTATTGCGGCAGAGGTAGAACAGCATTACAACCAGCCTCCGACAGCTAATGGTGTAACCAATGCCAACGTTCTATGGGCCGCGAATGCTTTTGATTTCTACCTGTATCCTTGCCACATCACAAAGGAGTTCGCCATGATTATAGACCAATTCTGGTCAATGTATGGCTATCCGATTCATGAAGTTGGTGTTCCTAATCTTAGCGCAAGGCCACAGTGGAACTACGCAAAACTTGTTAACCCATGTATCACGGGAAGCATCCCTGTTAATTCAATGAAGCGTATTAAACAGGTGTTCAGCGATGGTGTGACTTTCTGGAAAAATCCAGCTAATGTGGGTAGATATGATTTACCAAACGAAGTGTAAGGAGGTGAGTAGTTGAAAAACCCTAGAAAACAACGTAACTTTTGGGAGAGTAAGTATTTAAACGACAGAGCTTATATACACTGGTATGATATGCTTACAAACCTTGCTATCAGCATGTTTGAATGGAAAGGGCTTCCTGATTCTGTAGACCCGCGATTCTTAGAGCTTGCACTGTTCGCAGATGGTATGGCCATCTTCTTTAAAGATGAAGACTTAAGTGATGATTATAACGGGCAATTCTTTGCATTACAGACAATGATAGGTGGAAGACTGGATGTTTACCGTGTACCAGATGAAAGAAGAGCTTATGCCACAAACGGATACAACAGAAGGTTGGATTCAAAAGACAGTGTAATCATATTTAACAATATGACCAGAACAAATTGCCTTGCTGATATCGAATATTTTGCAAGAAAGCTTTATGAAGTTGACAGAACGATTGATGTTAACGTAAAAGGACAGAAGACACCAATTGCAGTTCTGTGTGACGAGAACCAGCGTTTAGTAATGAAGAACTTGTATGCCCAGTATGATGGAAACGAACCGTTCATATTTGGAAGTAAAAACTTAGACATCAAAGGGATTCAGGCAATTAATACAGATGCGCCGTTCGTTGCCGACAAATTGCAGATGCTCAAAACGCAGATATGGAACGAAGCGCTGACTTACTTAGGAATCTCTAACGTAAGTACAGATAAGAAAGAACGATTGGTGAGTGACGAGGTAACGATTAATACGGGAGCTACAGCGGCACAGAGATATACAAGACTTAATATGAGAAAGATGGCCTGCGAAAAGATTAATCGAATGTTCGGGCTGAATGTATCAGTGGAGTACCGGGAAGACTTACCTCTAATGGAAGAAGCTGGTGTGGGTGAAGTTGAAGAGGGAGGTGAAGCGGATGAGTAGATTTACTACTGAGGTAAGATATATCTGTGAAGTTAATGCCGGACTAAGAGAAAGCCAGGGGTTTGGTCAAATACCGGAAATTATCCAGAAAGCTATTCCAGGCGTGTTTAACTTCAATTTCCCGATATTCGATGAAAACTACAGAAACGTTCTTGAAACAAAGATACTAACTCACTTCTACACCCGTGAAATTGCATTCGAAACAGTTGGACTGTGGCAGTTAAAGCTATACACAAAACTGAACGAAATTATGCCCTACTACAATCAGTTGTATAAAAGTGAATTATATGAATATAATCCGTTGTACGATGTAGATTTAAAGAGAGTTCACAATGTAAAAGCGAATGGAACAGAAAATAAGACAGGTACAGAACAGAGAAATACAAACAATACAGAACATACCATGACAGATGGAACGTCTAAGAATACTAACACTGTTACTGGTAAGCAGTTCATGTCAGACACACCACAGGGGGCTTTAACCGATATTGAAGCCGGACGTTACATGACGCAGGCAAACATCAACAACGACAGCATTGTGAATGATGGTACAATGGGTTCAACTAGTGACCACGACTTCAATTCAGATGCGACAGGTAATACCAGTGAAAACAGGGCTTTCAATAACACAGAAGATTATCTGGAAAGCGTACAGGGTAAACAAGGGTCAGGAAGTTACAGTGACATGATATTAAGATTCAGGGAAACTTTTCTGAATATTGATATGTTAATTATTGATGAGTTGGAAGAGTTGTTCTTTCAGCTTTGGGATTGATAGGAGGTCAATTTTATGGTAAACGATGGAATTGGAAACGGCAACTTCACAACATTAAAACCGTTTGCTTTCTATACACAGCATGTGTTACCGTCAGTGTATGGTGACGAGATTAGTTACGCGGAAACGCTGGGGAAGATAAGGGATATTCTGAATGAATTGATTAAGAACAACAATAATCTTCCAACGTATATTCAGCAGATGATTGAAGAGTATATCTCAAGTGGAGCGATTGAAGAGGTGATTGATAAGATTCTATCTAATCTTATTCTGAACGTTAAATATCCTCCTGCTGGCATTCCGAAAGCTAAAGGGGACGGAACGACGAATGACCATGACTCTATTCAAGGGTGTATTGATTATGCCGCTGGTTTAGGTGGGGGCGTGGTTTATTTACCTGCTGGGAAGTATTTGACCAGTTCGTTGGTGTTAAAACCTGGCGTTACATTGTTAGGATTTGGCAGGTATGCTACAAGCTTGATTCTGGCTGGCGGGGCGACAACGCATCTGATTACAGGTACGGTTAGTGATGCCGGGTTGGTGAATTTAACGCTTAATGCAAAGATGAGTTCTCAGGTAAATAGAGTTGATGCCGTTGAATTGGTTGGCAATCATATTGATATTAGAAACTGTATCGTAAAAGATTGCTATACTTCGATTAATGTGCAGAAGACAGGCAGTGCTATTAATATCTGTGATGTTATTTGCGAGGTGGCTTCTGATGCTTGCTTAAGGATTGGGGGAACTGATGGCGGGCTTCTGGTGGATGGGCTGGAAATGACGGGGCTGTCTACTAACTTAGGTGTGGCTTACATTGTGACTGATTCGAATGGTGATATTTACAGGAACATTAATATTCATGGTACAGGTGCACTGGGGATTGATGTAGCTGGAAGTCAGAACTATTTTGACGGAAAGATTAGTGGGGTTACGAAGGATTATGAAGATTTAAGCGGTGACAATACTTTCGAACTGTTTGGAAAATCTAGTGTAAAGAATTATACTAATGATGTGGTTGAAAATGCAAATGCGTTTTCTCAGGTGGCCGCGAATGGTATTGAGAGACAGGGGGCGAATATCGGGGATAATGCTACTAATGCGTATACGGTGAATGCTAAGGATGTTGTGCTTAATCCTACGAATCCATTAACTTATAAAACGCCCACCGATTTAGATAGAAACTTTAAATCTATTAAAATGAAAGACAGTTCTAATATAACATATGATGTTTTAGTTTATAAAACCCCAATAACAGGCTATAATATTTTTGACACATTAGCAGACGCAGTAGCGTCAAATCTCCCTGTAGGAACAGCTTTCCAAACATTGGGATATTTAGCCAAAAATGACGGTGGTGGTTTGCAATACATCGTAACATCTGGGGGTGTGATTGATGGAGGAAGCATAATATCCTATGGAGATAATACTGCCACAGCTATAATGCCGGATGGCATATATCCAGAATATTTTGGCGTTACCCCTACAAATGCTACGCAATGGAATAATTACCTTAATTACGTAAATACAACTGAAGGAAAATATTTTAGGCTTTATACTAAAACATATACTATACCCGTTATATTTATAGCATTTAAATCAATCATTGGAAATGAAGATTATTCCAATAATATTGCTAATATAACATCTGCTTCAACTCTAGGCGTCGTTAGTGCTACGCAAAAAACATATTTAAATTATAGCCTTAATACAAGTTGTGTTGTTTGTTGCTACAATAAAAACAGAAGTGCAGAATTAGGGCATATAACATTTAAAAACTTTACTGTAACTGCAAACGGTGAACAGACTGCTATTTTCTTAGCTGATGTGTCTCACTTTAATATGGATAATGTTTTAGCTAAAGGCGGGACAGAAAGTTGTTTCTATATACAAGGCGCATGGTTATGCTATTTCAATAACTTAAACGCGCAGCCTAACGGTAGCTATGGTATTGTAGTTGGTAACGTTCCTAGAGTTGAATCTACAGGAACAACAACATGCACCTTTAATTCTTGTTTTGTGGAATCCTTGTCAAATACAACAGCCGTATGTGGGTGGTATTTCAACGGGGCAAACAGTATGACATTAAATAGCTGTGCTTGTGACCATATTGCCGGAAATGCAAATGCGTATATTTTTAACTACTCAGAAGCTACTCTAAATGCCTGCTCAGTAGAAGATTATAGGGGAACTAACGCCTTGTTTAATATGTTCGACAGCCAAATAAGCGTTAATTCATTCTTTGGGTCAAATAATAAAAATGCCAGCTCTATATTCTTAGTAAGAACTAAAGTAACTTTAACTATTAATGGTATAAAATATACTGGAACAGTAACTAAGCCAGCAGTAAATATTGTTTATGGAGCTACTGATTCAACAGGAATAGTTGTTTGCAATTATAACACTGCACAATTAACTAATGTATCTCTTCCGGTTTATTGTGAAACTACATCAACTTTACATTTCTATTATAAGAATGAACAAGAACATGGAAGATATATAACAAATGCTAAAACTCTTGTAACATATGCATAATTAAGAAAGGATAATTTAATATGAGCAATTACAGATTTATTATGAAAACAGAAGATAATGTGATTAGTAATGATAATAGAAGGCTGGTTATAGAAGATAGGGATGTGTGGGCTAAAACTGAGTATGCAAGTGGTGATGAAGAATATGCCGAAGGATTTATTGATTACCATAAGGGGACTGAAAGTGAACAGAGTAGGATGGAAGAAGCTGCTGATTATAATGGATAATGTTATGAAGGGTAAGCGAAATATCGCTTGCCCTTTTGGCTGTGAAATGGGGGAGACATATATCGAGATTCTTGTTAAAGGGGCA